CAGTGACGGTAGTAACCGCGCCTGTGCCAACAACTCCCGTGACGGTAACATTTGCTTCGGCATCAACCGTAGGAATAGTGACCGCGCCCGTACCGACAACGCCTGTAGGGACAACATCAGCCGCTGCCGAAACTGTGACAGACCCGATACCCGAAGTGCCTGCGACACCCGTGACAGTGACTGGGATTGTTTCACCCCATCCAGCTTCGCCCCAAGTACCTCTGCCCCATCCGCTAATAGCTGCCACACGTTATGCCCTATGCGATGCGAATGATCGCGTTGGATGCGTCAGCGGTAGGAAACTGGACAGTAAAGTCACCAGCGGTAGAAGTCTTATCTCCACCAAAAGCCAACGAACAAACTGCTGGGTCGCCAGATAAAGCCTCACCGTAAATCAACGCCCCATTTGCAGTGATTGTTGCATTTGAAAATGTAAGGTTGGCAAAGTCAGCAAGAGCAGTTGTACCACTAGCCACTGGGGTTATAGACGTTAAAAACGCACCCTTTGCAGTGTAGTTTGTACCACTGGCTTCATTAGAGCTTGTGTAAGCAGTTGTAGCTGCGCCCAATGTTGCGGAGCTTGTGTACAACGCAAGTTTATACTGATCTCCCGCAGCGGTGAAATTATGAACACCTTTTAAGATCTCAACCTTAAACGAAGTACACATTGCAGTGCTAATAGCCATTATAGCCTCCTAATTATATCAGCCATGTCTTTATGACCTTGACGTTCAAATTCAGCGGTAAGTGTAGTCCTATCGCTTTTAATTGCTTCTTTAATATAGTGCAAAGCCGTAGCTTTAACAGCGTCTTTAAACTCTGCTGCCTGTTGAGCGATAACTGGATGACAATTACCGCCAACGCTTACAACTCTATCCGCTATTGTTTGCGCCCAAAACTCAGGGTCATGCCCTTTGTTAGTTGTAGTCGTTACCAATACGCTACCTACTTCCATAACCGGCGAAGAAATCACTGTTATCTTCCAGTCCTTACAGCGCCAGACCTATAGCTGTCAGTAGTATTGTAGCCTTCACCAAGCTTCTTGAGGTCAGCAATAGCGGCATCATACCTAGCGGAGTAAAGTTGCAAGAGGTCAGGCTCACCCTTTAGGAAGCCATAACCTTCAACCAAACAGCCGTAAAGCAATGCATTCTCAGCATTGTCACCCAGCCAGCTTGTGCCATCAGCCGACTCAGTGATTGACTGTGGTTTGTAAAAATAATGTAGCTCTGCCGTAAAGTCCGCATTTGGAGTCGGCCCAAGGATAAACGACTGCTCGTTAAACAGCGCGTAATGCTTTGGAACTCCTGTCGTAGCCGACGAAGGGTAAGCTTCCCTAATGAAGTTAACGTCTTTTCGGATCAAGAACTCATAGCCACTGTTATCAACAGACAAAGAATATGTAGCCAAGAAGTCGGAAGGAACCGCTAGGTATTGATTTGACCCAGTCATAGTTCCTGTAGCGTTCTTCCTAAAGTCCGGTAGCTGAACGGCCTTTAGGATTCTTTCTTCAGCTTGAGTAATTATAGTTGGCAACTGAGCAACAAAGGTTGACTCGTTGGTCTCAAGGTAGTCCTGAATTGCCGTCTTTAATGTCGTAAAAGTAAATGCCATTATGATTCCAATATAACCCCAACAAAGCCTATACCACCTGTCATTCCAAGCCCTATCTGTCCTACCGGATCAAAAGAAAACAAAGCTCTACTAGCGTCTTCAGCCCTATCTGGACGAGGATTCCTTAACGATCTAGGGTCATCAACTAATATCTTGCCTAGCTGCAACTGAGGCTGATCTGGGTCAACCACATCGCGACCAACCAAAAACCCTGTAGGCCGTTGATTGACAATCTCAGGAACAAGGTCTTTTAGCGGATAGCGAAAGCCCGTCTTGTCACAGAACCCAAAAGCATATTTGCCGCGAGTAAAGGCGCTCAAAACGAGTACCCACCAGGGGAAACATAGAGCGATGCTTTGTTTCTGTCTGAATCAGAAGCAAGCGTCCACTGCTCCTCGTAATCTGATTTTAGTGCAACGGATCTCGCGCTTGCCGCTGGGTATTTCATACTAAGCTGATAAGCAAGTCCTGCAACTAAACAAGGAAGAAACCTAGCAGGAACGTCAATATTGTTTGAAGCTGAGTTACCAGCATCCTCAACGCGCTGCATGTAGTAGTAACCAAACGTGTAGGTGTCTTGGCTATCAGGAGAGGGCCAAAGGTTAACAGTAATATCGCCAACATTGCGCTCTACATAGTATTGTAGAGGCTTGCTCTGAGTTAGCTTGTTTGAAAGATTTGAATATTGGCTTACAGAAATTCTAGTCATCGACTGGTCAAACTGCCCCGTAACACTGCCGGACTCAGTTCTTATAAAAGCCTCAACAATATCAAGAACATTTGCTGGCAATGTGTAAGCTGTTGTTCCAGCAGTAAGTGCTTGAGTAGCAAACTCTACAGACCATAAATTTAGCCCACGGTTCTGCCATTCAAGCATCATCAAGTTCAAGCTACGACGAGCGGTCTTATAATCATACCCACTACGAAGCTCTAAGCCTGCTCGCTCAAAAGCCTCTTCCATTGCATCAGAAAGATCTAGTGTGAAGTTAAATGTGCCGCTAGTAGCCATCTAGATCTTGCGACCTCTTGTCTTCCCGCGTATTGCTTTGCCGTCTATAGGGCGAGATCTAGTCACACCACCCTTGCTCATCATAGCTGTTGAGCTAGGCGCTGTTGAGCCAGACATAATCTGATCCATGCGATCCTTTTCCGCTTTTTCACTAGCAAGCCTGCTTGCAGCCTTGTCAGCTTTTTTGTCCTTTCTGTGCTTTAAATAGCCAGCTAACGGGCTAATAGCAGCTAAAGGTTCTTGAGCTATTAAGCCGCCCAAGCCACCACCAAGTATTTGCCCTATCTCTTTCTTACCCATTACGGCCTCCTAGCTTTCTGCTTTTTTTTGCTAACCCGTTTCTTTTTAGCGGGAGCATCTTTTATTTGTTTAGACTCTTGCGCTCTACTGATAGGCATTAGTCTCTCCCAAACTTTTGCTTTTGCGACTTAGGAGGACTTTTAGTGCTGCCGCCCTTGCCACTCCAAAACACTTTATTCGCCCAGTATGCCGCAGAAGTCTTGCCTTTTGCGATGTTTTTACCGTGACGAGCTTTAAAGCTTTTACGCGCCTCTGCGCTATAGTTATGACCCATCTTCTGGTCACCAAAGCGAATCAGCTTCATCTTGCCACCATCCCTGACAGCTACTACAGCCTTCTTTGTCGCGTGGCTTGGTGTTCTTTTAGGCTTGTTTAATCCAGTCAAACCAACCTTTTTTAATCTATTTTTTTCTGCATCAGTTAAGCTCATTTTCTATGCCTTGCAGTTTTCTTAGCTATCTTCTTTGGCTGCGAACTATGCTGCTTGCCCTTCTTCTTGTCGGCACGCTTTTTCTTTGTCGTAGCCGCATACTCCTTGTCAGACAAGGACTTTATAGCTTTCTTAGGTAAGTAACGCTCCCCAGTAGCTTTAGAGCCTTGAGTACTAGGCTTTCCGCTCTTAGTGCTCCACTCCTGTTTAGTCCACTTCTTTAAAGATTTCTGGGACTTCTTTAATGCCATTAGTCTTTATACCCGCCGCCAGCTTCTTTGTATCTCTTAGCAAGCATTTGAGCTTTTCTAGCCGACCACTGACCAGGACTACCGCCTTTACCACTGGCTTTGATTTGATTAAAAAGCTTTTTACGCAAGGTTGGCTTTGTGTAATTGCCAGCCTTGTTTACCGTAGACTTCTTTTTTTCAGCCATTATTTTCTAGCCCTATTTTTTGATCTAGACTCTACACGAAGATTTTTTGGCTTGTTGTTAAGCGGATTGCCGTCCTTATGATGAACGTCCTTCTTGTCACCCTTCTTAACCACTCCTTTGGCTTCAGCAGTGCGTCGAGCGGCATTTCTGCCAGCCCTACGCTTCTTTTGCTCCGGCTTGGAGTGAAAGCTTTTGTACTCTTCTTTATAGTTTCTAGCCATAACCAACTCTAGAAGTGTTTGCGAACCTTCATCACTATGTTGTAAACATCACCAGAACTGTGAGCTACTGTTGTGAAAAGAATGTCGCCATTCTTGCCACTGCCAGCATTGTTAGGAATGCCAGTAAAATCTGAAAAATCTAACGTGTCAGCCCAATCGGCATTTAACTGCCAAGCCAGAACATTGGTGGATGCGTTAAAAAATATCTTAACGCCCATGCCTATGGTGCTGTAGTAAATACTTTGAATGGAAACAGAAGTACACGCAGCATTTGTCATTGGGTCTGGCGCTAACGCAGATACATCTATTTTTGCAACTGCGCTCTCACCAGAACCATCACTAACATTTGTGAATCTAAAGATAGCTGTACTGCCGTCATCTTGAATTTTCTGAGTTGCTACCGCATCAGCCATATATATTCTCCTAAAAGAAGGGGGCGAATAACGCCCCGCTACAATCCCCTATTATGCGATCTGCACATACTCAATGATGAACGTGAACGAACCCGCTGTTGTAGCATCAACTGTATTAGTGATGTTGCAAAAAATAGTTCTTGCGGTATCTGTGTATTGCACAGAAGCGGGTGCGGTAGTGCCATCTTGTGTTTGAAGCACTAGCGCAGTAATTGTTACGTTGTGTGCAACAACCGTTGTACCGCCATCAAGAATTTCATCAGTCTGAGCCGCTACGATTTGTGCGCCAGAACTAGCTGTGCCAACTTCATAGCCAATGTCACCCGTTCCAATAACTGGAGAAACGTCACAAAAGATCTTAATGTCAGTAATGATTGTGTTTGCAGGCTGCGTAAACTCACCAATCGTTGGGCTATCGCCAGCAGTAGTGTTTACGGTAACACCAGTCGCGTATCCAACGTGTTTAAGGTACTTGGCGGTTACGATGCCGGTAGAAGCAATATCAACTACATCGGTGGCTGCACCAGTTGTTGAGTTTTTAGAAATGACTTTAAAGCCGTTCTCTGAACGGACTGCACCATTGAAGGTTGTATTACCCATGAGTATCTCCTGTCTGGGTTAGTGTCAAATTGTTCCATGTGAAACATTTGTCAGGAATAAAAAAAAAGGACTGCCCGATAATACACCGGACAGTCCTTAAAAGCTCTAGCTAGAGCCTGGGGAACCGTAGATTCCCAATGGATCAGATACGCCGAACGAGTAACGCTCACGCGCTTTGTAGCGCACGTTACCAGTATCAAAGTCGCCGTCCATAGAAGTTTCAAGCGCAGTACGCTCAAACATCTTCATACCGTTCGGTATATCGGTGGTCAAGAAGAAAGCGTTGCTGTCAGTCAAATAATGATTCACAGCGTAACCTTCAGGGATAGCACCCATGTTACGAATAGCATTGATGTCGTTGTCAGCCGTGTTAGTCCGCTGAGTTGTTTCAAGCAGACGATCTGCTGTAAACATCAATGCGGGTGGAACGATTAAACGACGAGGACGAGCGGCAATCAGAAGGCCACGTTCATCAGTGAACGCAGCAATCTCGATGATTGCATTCTCTAGAGAGGTCTCGTTTAAGTCAGCACCTGTTGTTGGGCGGTTGGAGTTAGTTCCACCGCTTACCAATGGGTGGCTGGCGCTGAACAACGTAACTCCGTCACCAGACGTAAAGGTTGTGAAACCGTTGTTGAGCAAGTTAGCCGCTTTGACTTGCTTCGTGTAAGCCATTGCGCGAGAAAGCGCCTTGGTGTAACGAGCAGAAAGAGAATCATAAAGATTATCTTCCATAGCCTCCTCGGTTATAGCAAAGCCCATCGAAATAGTTTCGTGGTTATATCTGGCAGTGTAAGACTCTTGTGCAGAGTCATAACTTGTTGCCGCGCCTTCTGCTTTAACAGGGGCAGCCGCAAAGCCAGAAAGCTTTACTTCTTCTTCAAACGAACGATCAGAACTTTCTGTCTCATAAATGAGCGTGTGTTCATCTTCGTATTTTTCGTACTCCAAACCAAATAAGGCGTTAAGCCCTGGTAGGAGTTCTTTAAGCATTTGCGCTCTTGAAATTGCCATTACTTAATTCTCCTTATACACCAAGCTTGGTTTCGTAAGCGTGACTTAAAGGCAGATAGGTCACAATACAGTCGGTGAAGGCATCGCCTACAGCACTGGTTGGGCCATCTACGAAGTCAACGATACGCAGTGGTAATGTATTAGTCGTAGCGATAGAGCCGCCGTCTAAGGCGTTCTTGCTTCGACCGATGGATGTTGAACCGGCAGTGTTAACCGCTGAGACATTGTTTCCAAGTCCAGTTTGTGCAATAGCTTCATCAGCTTGCATACGGAATAACAGCTTAGGATCGTCAACAACGTAAGCAACAATATCATCAGCAGCAGTTGATGCTGGGAATTGTTGATTGAACGTCATCTGGTTTGTGGTTGGATCTGTGTAAGCGCAGCCTACAAAAATACCAACGGTGCCAGCAGCAACAGAAGTTGTTACAGCAGCTTTTTCAACAGTTCCGGCAGCAACAAGCTTTACGAAATCACCATAAAAAATGGCGGTTGCATATGCGTTTGCAATCTTGATATGACGAATTTTCCCAGTAAATGAGCCACTCGCACTCAAGGTATCAACCGGCTCTGCACCTGTGGGGGTAGCAGCGATAGCCATAATAGGCCTCCTAGTTAATTAAGGGCCAACCCCTGCTTAGGGTTAACCTCTTCCAAAAGTTGTCCTGGTGCTACGCTCTGGAGAGAGCATTGGCATCCGAGGATCGTTTTCTCTTAGATAGTTGTTGTCAACCGAACTCATCTGTTGTTCAGCAACATTCTGGAAGTGTCTTTCTCGCGCAGCCATCTTTTCTTCTGGCGCTTTGCACAATAATAATCCACCAACCTCAATGTTGCCTTCAAACCGAGAGCCTATATCCGACTGTAACATCAGTTCTGGATGATCGTCAGCCCTTACAGGCTGCCATCCTTCCCGAAACATCTTAGATGTATGCGTGTTATCAGACTCTCCTAGAATACTGGTTCTTACCCATCTAAAAACCCATCCATCTTGTGGATCGGGATCTGGAAGGATAGAAGCAGGACTCCATGTATCTGTCGGTCTTGCATCAACTTCTCTAGAGTTGCTTTTTCTTGGTGTGCGCTCATCAGTCATTACGAAGTCTCCTTGGCGAGTTGCCTCGCATACTGTTCTGGGGTTAAACCCAATCTCTTGGCGAGAGATAATTGGGTAGCCGTCAACCGTACTTTGCGCGGTTTAGCACCATTACTCCGTGAGGAGGGGGCTACCACCGACGAGGGCTGATTGTGAGTCACGGGCGCGTCACGGCTATATGTGTCGCTATTATCCTCCCAATCATGTTCTGGAAATGCTTGTCTTAAACGAGCATCAATCTGCCTAAAATACTCCTGAGAGTTAGGCTGAATTCCTCTTTTTATTAAACCTGCATGAGCACCATACGCCAGACTGGTCATTTCTTCAAACCCGTCTTGCATAAACCAAGTGTTCTTAGATGCCCACTCTTGGGCCTCTGGATCTACCTGCGGTGCTTGCTGCTGAGCAACTTGTTGTACTGACTGCTCAGCAATTTGCTGCTGATAAATCTGCTGCTCGTACTGCTCTCTCTGAACTTGCTGTGATGAAAGCTGTTGAGCATGACGCTCTGCCTCACCAACTTCAGCTTGCGCTCTCATAAGATCTTCTTGAGCGTTAACGACATTATCAGTGTCGCCTTCCTCATAAGCTTTCTTATAATTGCTTCTTGCTTGTTGCAAAGAGAGTTCTGCTCTTTGTTTGATCTGGGCAACTAATGCGCCTTCACCACGATTGATTAAAGATTCATACTCTTTGTTCTTCGCTGAAAGCTGTTGGGCAACACGAACAGCTTCTTCGCGCATCCTTTCTGCGGCTTCCCGCTGACGGCGCTCTTCATGCTGCTCGTATCGTAGTTTGTTAATTCTTTTTTGAACTTTATCGCTATAGCCACTTAGCTCATCATCGTCTTCTGTATCAGAAGCCTCTGCTGATCTAGGAGCCCTACGATCTTCTTCACCTCTATCGTCAATGACCTCAAGCTCAATGTCTGAGTCTTGATCGTCAGAGGATTTTTTACCGATCTGGGTGCGGACACCAAAGAATTTCTCTTCGGGACTGTGCTGCTGACCTAAGTCAGTATCTTCTGCTTCACTCATACCTTAACGATGCCTCTTGGATCTTCGACAACAGCCTCAACGGAGTCATCATTGATTAAACGAAATTCCTTACCATGCACTTTAAATCTAGTACCTGAGTAAGACCTCATTAGAATCCAATCACCTTTCTGGCAATAAGGGCCATCAGGGAATCGCTTAGGGTCATTGTAAGCACCAGCTCCCATTTCGAGAACCATGCCGACAATAGACCCTACTTCCTCATCACGAATTGTGGAGTGTGCCTTTAGTATGCCACCTTCCGTCAATTCATCAGGCTCTGGTAGAGCGATCAACAGCTTAAACCCTTTAGGGGTAGGCAACTGCTTTGCCTTGCGAGAATCATCCTCTTCAGGTGTCTCGTTATTTGCTAATGCTTCAGACATTAGTGTTTCCTTCAGCACTGGAAAATAGCGTCCAGAGTCGCTTGCACCGCTTTTGCGGGGAATTACGTCGATTCAGCCCTCTGTTTGAGGTCTAAAATCTCACGTTCTGCTAGTGCTAAACCCTCGATAATGCCGCAAATCTTGGCGTATTCGCCGTAATCTTTGCAGCCACCACCGCTAACATGGTCAGCATATTCATTCATTTGAGATCTGATCGCATTTTTTAAAACATCAAAGACATTGTCATGAATGTTAGTCATTCATAAGATCCTTAGCGATCTCAATTCCAATCTTCATACCGTCAAGTTGCTCTTTTGAAGCAATGCGCCGATCTTCAAGCTCTTGTTGTGTGTTTGTTTCAGAGATACGAGCGCCAAGCCTGCCCTGCTCTATCTGCATCTGTTGATCAAGACGTTGCTTATCAAGCTGAGCCTTAGCCATTAGCTTTTGACCTTCTAGCTGAAGCTTAGCTTGGTCTGATTGAGCTTTAGATTGGGCAGCCATCTCTTTAATCTGCAACTCTTTCTGCTGCATCTGGACAAGAGGGTCTTTAGCCTGCTCTTGAGCCTTCTTCTGCTGAGCCTCTTGCTGGTTCTTACCTTTAAGCTGCTCGGCAGCCATGCTTGCAAGCTGAGATATTCTGAATTCAATGTCTTCTGGCAAGCTTTCCCCTGGTGGTGGAAGCTCAAAGCCCAGTTGTTTCTCAACATCTGCTCTATATTTAAACGCCAAGTGTTCTTGAACGTGAGCAGAAAGCTCAGCCATAGCCTTTTTAGCGTTAGGACTCTTGCCCATAACCTCTAGTACTTTAGGATCTTGCGCCATAGCCATGTGAGTTTGTATGTGAGCCTCATGGTCTTGGTAAGCAAATGCCTTAACAGGCTTACCATTTATGATGTTCATGTTCTCACTTACAGGGTCTGTAGGCTGCATGTCATCATCCGTAGGCACAATCTTGTCTGCATCACGGATATTAAGGATTTCTAGCATTTGACGGTGCAATAACGGCAAGTCATACATCTCAGGCGCTTGTTGAGCCAGTTGAAGTGCTGCTTGATACTGCATAATGCGCTGAGCCATCGTTCCTGCGTTAGGATCGCTGACTGGAATGATGTCTACACGGTCATCAAAGTCAGATCCCACTAAAGGCTCGGACTCTTCGTCATACGGATAAGCTTCTGGGCCAAAATCACGCACAATTCCGCTTAATAGGCGCAATTCTACCTTCATAGAGGCGTGCATACGGGCCTGAACGGCGCTCATGACCTTCATTGACCGCTCTAGTATCGCTAAAGTGGTTCCAACAGGCGCTTCCGCGTTCATATCCGCCGCTTTTACGTCCGCAGCCGAAGCAAAACGTCTTCCTTCCTCTACAATGTCGCCCATAAGCTGGTATAAGACCGTGCTTGGCTCTTTGTAGGGCAAAAAACTGATATTTTCTTTGATTGATCCACCAGGAACGTCCACATCGCGGAACTCGCCAGGCATAATCGGGGTGTCATCACCCTTAATTCTTAATCCTCTAGCTTTTAAGCCGCCTGGTAGGTTGGCTAAGGTGCCAGCATCTACCAATTGACGAAGCAAAGAGGTTGCTGACTTAGCTAAACCGCCAATCATGTGGATAAGACCGAAGCCATAGAAGCCAAGACCAGGCATATACTGGTAGTGAACGAAATGCTCACGCTTCATCTTGTACTCATCGTCCTCATACCAGTTTCGACGAATCGAAAGAATTGTTCTGGAGCCAAGCTCTATGGAAACAACATAAGGTAATTGAATGCCTGTAGGCTCACCTTTAGCTGTATCTTCAAATCCAACCAAATCTAGGTCAACCATCATCTCTAGAATGGTGTGACGAGAATCTAAATCGTAATTAGCTGAGTCGCCAGTAAGCTCATTGTACTTTCGCTCGATATCGTCGTAGTCAGGTGCTGCTGCTGCAATCTCAACATCCGCATAGAAGCCGTTAATCTGCAACTTACGGATATCATTCGCACTACGCTTCATGATGTGAGTCGCTCTTTCGCAAGTCACAAGATCAGAAGCGCCATAGCTAACAACAAAGTCTTCAGCAGGCACGAACATGCTGCAAGGCCGACCCATAGTTGGATCAAAATAAACCTTACGGAAAGCTGATCCAGCTAAAGGCAAAGAGAAAAGCATACGCTCTGTCTCTGAGCGGTACTCAGTCATCTTCTCAGTCAACAAGTAGTTAAGATAATCTTGAACTCGATTGGCTTGCTTCTCCTTGTCTGTGCTTATAGCGCCAACAACAGATGTCTTGACTGGGCCGCTGGCAGGGAAAAGCTCTTGTATAGCCTGAGATTGGAATTTTATTACTGACTCAGTCAGTAGCGGGTGGAATACGCCACAAGCGCCATCCCAAGGGGTAGTTCTGTTTTCGTGCTTTAGGCCTAGAAGATCCAAACCCTCGATATAGGTTCGCTCCCAGTCAGCACGACTTTCTTTGTCAGACTTAAAAGCGCCAACAAGATCCGAAGCAAGGCCATACAACTCCCTGTCTTCGATGTACTCTGCAAGGTTAGCGTCATGAGGGATTTCCCCATCAACACCAGTGTCAGCATTAAACTCAAAGATCATGCCGCCATCTTCTGTCTCAATAGAAACAGCCTCTGGGTTTACAATCTCAATCTCTAAGTCAGGCTCACCACCCTCACCAGCGGAGAATAAGCCGTTTGGGGATTCTAGTGGACGCTCGATTGACATCTAACCGTTCTTTGTGAATTTTTGAGTTCTTGCTGCGCCAGAACCTCTAGCTACACCACCGCCTTCCATGCGAGCTATTTTCGCAACACCGCCGTTAGCGTACATCTTAGATCCCATTCGCATCTTGTTTGGCATCATGCCACCCTTCTGTGCGAGAAACGCAGGAACCATTTTGCCGTCTTTTTCAGCCATAGGCATTTTATCTGTTTTGCCGCCGCCAGCGTAGCCTTTAGATTTCATTTTGGTCTTACCGCCAGCCACCATGCCTTTGGTTTTTATCTTGCCGCCACCCACATAACCTTTAGATTTCTTCATCAGAATCCTCTGCGTATAAATTGTCAAAAATTCTATTAACGTCTAACGTGTAATCTAGGTCAGACTTACTGTAATGTATTTGTTGAGATGGCCTAAAATCAGGCGC